AATGTGGTGCAATTCTTAAAAGAAAAACAAGCGAGGAATAATGGATAAAATAATAAAAGGTAAAGTTCATATACATTTAGGTGTTTCAAATTATAAAAATTTTAAACACGAATATCAAGGTCTAGATTTTCTTTATAATGATGGTGGAAGAGAAAAGGCTGGTTATAAAGGAGACACAGGAGATTGTGTTACTCGATCAATAAGCATTGCATCAGGATTACCTTATCAAAAAGTATATGATGATCTTTATAAACTCACAACTGATTGGAGATTAAACAGTAATAGCAAATATTCAAAAGTTGCTAAACCTAAAGATGATTCTCCAAGAACAGGAGTTTTAAGAGAGGTTTATGACCCTTATATAAAATCACTTGGTTTTAAATGGATTCCAACTATGAAAATAGGACAAGGTTGCAAAATTCATTTAAGAAAAGATGAACTGCCAAGTGGAAAATTAATTGTAAGAGTTTCTAAACATATCACTTCTGTTATAAATGGAGTTATAAATGACACCTATGATTGTTCGAGAGGTGCAACAAGATGTGTTTATGGTTATTACATAAATGATCTAACTTATACTTGGGGGTTTAATAAATGATTTTATTTGGTAAATTTGTAATTAATAACAAAAAATGGAAACAAGACCTATCTATTAAAAGCCTATATTATAGAACAGAAATAGTAATTTTTATAATAGCTTTTATTATAGGTTTTATAATCGGAGTAATAATATGAGTGTTAAAGATAAAAGATTAGATTTTATAACTAAAATTTCTAAAAAAAGAAAATGGACTTTTGGAGATAATAACCCCTACTTTGATGAGGTGTATACACATATGCCAAAGATAGAGGCTAGTAATCTAAATGAGTACAAATGCAAACTAAAAGAGAGGAAAAAAAATGAAAAAGATCGGTTGCTTAATATTTCTTTTATTCCTGACTAATTGTGCCTATAACCCAGTGATTGATACTGCTGGGAGAAGTGGGACTTACAATGAAGATAAGGCAAAAGAAATAACTAATGATTTGCAACATTGCAAAATGGTGGCAGATACAAACAGTTCGTTTTGGAGTGGAGTTATATTTTGGGTGGAATCCCCAACTGCTGACACACAACACGAGTCTATTTATAGAAAATGTTTAATTAATCGAGGACACTCGGTATTAAACTAGAAAGGAAAAATGGATAGATTAAGAAAGTCAGACCTTATGTTTAAAGGAATGGTTGTCAATTTTTTAGAAAAACCTGACTCTAAATTATTAGATCAGATAATTGGCAGAAAGTTCCAAAATATAAGGCTTGAAAAGAACATAACTGTCGAGGCAGTTGTGGAAGATAATAAGGCATACTTTGGCTCAACACAAGACTTGTATAAGTTTGAGAGAGGTATTAAAACCAATGGGTCAAGGTTATTTGCACTCGCTAAATATTATAAATATAATATTGTGCATTTAATCGACTCACTTAACTAGGAGGAAAAAATGTGGAAAAAATACCCACTGAAATACAAAGAAGAAACTATTGTTGAGTTTAACGAAGATAAACATCAATATTATGTAAATGGTAAAGAAGTTTTATCAGCCACTACAATTATTGATCGAGGACTTGTTAAACCATCATTATTAAATTGGATGGTAAACACACCAATGTATGCCATTAAAGATTTAATTAATGAAAAACTTAACAATAAAGAAGTTATAGATAGAGCAAGTTTAGAACGAATGTTTAAACAAGCTAGATCTAAACCAAATAATATGAAGGATGAGGGTGCTTTAATTGGATCTGTGGTACACGGACTTATTGAGGACTTTATTCATAAAAAAGAAATTCCTGATCAATCTGATCCAAAAGTTATAAACTGTTGGAATCTGTTTTTAGATTGGTGGAATAAGCAAGGTTATGAAGTTATTGAAATAGAAAAGAAACTCTATAGCAAGAAACATAACTATGTGGGTACTCTAGACCTTATCGTTAAAGATAAAAATGGAGATCTTGTTTTGATAGATATTAAAACAAGTAATCGTATTGTGTTTGGCTACGAATTACAGGCAAATGCATACAGAAAGGCATATGAGGAAGAAACAGGCAATAAAATATCTAAAGCCTTTTGTTTAAAATTAGGCAAAACAGATAAAAAACCTGAAATTGCTGATATGCCACTTAACAATAAAATATTCAATGCTTTTTTAGGTGCAAAGTATATAACAGAGCAAATGGAAAAGAGTGAATATAAATAACCAACAAAAAGGAGAATCTGATGACACAATATAATAATAGGTCACAGTACAATAATTATCAGAAAAAAAGTTATAATAACAATTCTGGTAATAGTTCAAATGGTGGACAAGCTAAAATAACATCGACAAAAAAAAGTGGTTGTATTTTAGAAGTTAACCTTAATAACCAAAATCTAGTTTTAAAAGGATTTTGGGACAATCGTATAAATGGGTGGAAGTTGTTCCCATACTACGACAAAACAAAAACTAACCCACAGTTCAATCAACCAAAGCCTAGCAATGATATGGATGATGCACTGCCAAATTCTGAAAAAGAATGGCAACAGAGTCCTGTCAATGATACTAGCTTTGACCCTGATCAATACGAACAAGAGTTAGGTTAATGTCAGAAGAAGATAAACTTGCTAAATACATTGAGATTAGACCAACAGAGTTTGATCCACATAGAATTATAGCTTATCTTGATGCTTTAGATAAAAGATTTGTTAAAGCAGAGATAAATTATGACAATGTAAAAGATCAGGTACAAGAAGTATTTGATTTTGTAGTTAATGAAAAAATAACTAATAGCTCTTTATCAGTAGCTTCTGCAAAGATACAAGCTACCAATGACGAGAGATATAAAAAAGTAAAATTAGAACTTTCTAATATGAAAAAATTATATCTTTTTTCTAAAGTGGAAGCTAAAAATGGACACAGTTATTGTGATCATTTAAAACAACAATCTATCAATGAGTTAGCCACAGAAAAACTAACGAGAAACTAATAGTGTGTGTGGGGAGAAATCCCCACATATTAATGCTTGGTAATTTCTAATCCCTTAATATCAGTTTTTTCAGTAATCACTTCATAAGTATAATTAAAATCAACAACTCTGACATCATCAAATTTTGTAAATTCTTTTATTGTACTTTTAACTTTAGGAAAAGCTGGTCTCATATCAATAAACCTTAAACAAATAAAATGCCCATAAGGATGATACTGCGACTCAACTTGAAGTTCTAGTTCTGTAATAACTGCATCTATCATTAGACAGATATAACATTATTAAAAAGGGATTACTACTTTCGTTTCATTATGTCAGCACCTCGAAGTCCATAAATTGCACTACAGATCCCCACAAAAAGTAATTGATACCACATAGGAAGGTTTTTAAAATACTCAAAAAATAAATCTATTCTATCACGAATCGTAGGGTCGTCAGAGAAAACAGAATAACCCAGTAACAAAATAGGCACAGATACGATAATAAGGACAAACTCATCCTTAAATCCTTTATCTTGAGAATTAAGTATTTGACCTTGATACTCAATTTCTCCATTAGCCATTTTTTCATAATGTTTTCTTTTCGCTTCTGATTCTAAAACTTTTGTTGCTTTATTATTTGCATAAATTTTAGCTCCTGTCTTTATTCCTAATCCTAAAATATTCAACCACATAATTACTTCTCCTGTATTTTTTCTATAAGCATATCTATTGTGTGTTTAGCTTTGTTTAAATCTTGGATCTGCTCTTTTATATTTTTATGCTTTAAATTATATCTTGATATATATTTGACCACTTTGGTTTGACAGGCATTGAGATTATTGTCCATTGCATAATCTAAAGGTTGGATTTTTAGCTTCCTATACCAATCCCCTCCCACTTGCTCGGAAAAAGCAGAATCACTGCTCTGCGTGGCTCTATGGCTCTTTAATAGGGTGTTTTTTAGTTTATTTAGCTTTGAAGTACTCATACGATCTTCTTTATCCAATCTCCATTATTATTAAGTACCATAGGGAGTAATCTAGGTACACCATTTATAATAATTCCACAACCCAAAATAAACCTTGTTTTAAAGTTCTTGGCATAGTTGAAAGCCATTGACTTTTGATTAATTAAACAACCCACATTCATTGCAAAAAACAGATTATCAGGGTTTGCCCAATAGCTTATAAGAAACTTGGTGTGATAATGCCCTTGAACTGCCGACATACCCATTGTTTGCGATACCTTTAATATATCTGCTGACCTTCCGTGAGTGAAGAAGCATCTTTTTCCATCGGACATTGTAAGAGTTAAATCATCAACCCAAGTCCACTTTCGAGTTCCTAAAAACTCCCCATATGGTTTAAGAAATTGTTTAGACATACCAAACTTTAAGGCTCGTCTATAAACCAAGCTACTATGGTTTGAGTCCACCTCTACAACTTCAGGAAATATATCTTCTAACTGTTTTATATAATCTTTTGCTTTATCCAATTCCATTCCAGCAGAATACAAATCAGGATTGTGTTCGTGCATTGATATTGCGTGGAAGTCTAACAGATCTCCTATATTAACAATCATATCAGGTTTAAATTCTTTTTTAATTTCTTTTAAAAATATTATTGAGTCCTTATGTTGATAAGGCAGATGCATATCGCTGATTATTAAGATTTTTTTATTAGCCATAGTTCAACTATGGGTTTACTATTAATTTACTAAAATGTAAAGTAGTTGACCTAAAACGAGCAGACCTACTACTCCTAGTCCATATAAGATTCGGTCAATATCTTGTTTCATATGATGTAAATGATTTTTAATTACTAAATCTAATTTTTGATTTACTAGTTTTATTTTGCCCTCTAATTCGACAAACTTTTCTTTAGTCGTTCTCATTTTTTCTTACGAGGTTTATATTTTTTGATGGATTGTGAAATGAAAATGTTTTTATACAAAGAAACCTTTTTGCCAAATTTTTTATCTGCTTTTCGTTTTGCAGATTTATAGGCTTTAGACTTTTTATTAAAAGACTTAGGCTTACCTAATCGTTTAGGTCTAGGCTTGGCATATATAGGTTTTTTCTTCATTACTTCTTCTTCTTACTCTTATGAGTAGAACCTTTCATAAGTTTTCCATTTGGCATTCTATGAT